TGCATTAGCAAACTATACAAAAGAAAACGAAGCTCTACTTGTAACTTCATCTGTATTGGGTGCAAAAACTGCTGCTCTTATTAAGAGTGCAGGTAACGTTATGGTTGGCGTAAAGTCAAGCGAGAAGATTAACATTATGGAAACTGACGCTATCTTCCAAGCAGGTGGCACTTGTGGTTTCAATGCTTCTGGCTCTACAACTTTTACTCAACGTACTGTAACTCCTGGTAAAATTAAAGTAAACGAAGCTCTTTGTCCTAAAGACCTTGAAGCTAAGTATTTACAAAAAGCTTTACCTACAGGTTCTATGTACGATAGCATTCCTTTTGAGCAAGAATTTGCTGATAAGAAAGCTAAAACTATCGCTGCACAATTAGAAACTGCTTTATGGCAAGGTGACACTTCAAGTGTGAACGTAAACTTAAACAAGTTCGATGGTCTTGTTAAGTTAATCGGTGCTGCTTCAGGTGTTGTTGCTGCAAACGCTTCTACCTTTATCTCAGGTGCTCCTCTATCTTCAATCACTCCTGCAAACGTAATCTCTATCTTTGATGGCGTTTATCGTGCAATTCCTGCAAAAGTTGTAGCTGCTGACGATATGACTATCTTCTGTGGTCAAGATTTATTTAGAACTTACACTATTGCTCTTAAAAATAGCGGTTCTTTCAATTACCAAATAGACGTAAAAGCTGATAGCGAATTCGTACTTCCTGGTACTACAATCAAAGTTGTAGCAGTTGCAGGTCTTAACGGAACTAACAGAGTTTACGCTATGCGTTTAAGCAACTTGTTCTTAGGTACTGACTTATTGAACGAAGAAGAAAAGTTTGAAATTTTCTACGCTAAGGAGGCTGACCAAGTGCGTTTTGTAAGTGAGTTCAAAATGGGTGTGAATATCGCATTCCCTGACGAAGTTGCTGCTTTCGTTCTTGCATAATTTATAGGGTAGGTTGAAATACACCTACCCATTTTTTCAAACTAATTAAATTCAATAATATGCCTTGTGCTTTAACTCAAAATTATACCTTAGATTGTAAAGACAGTTTAGGTGGAATTACTGAGGTTTATTTTATAGCAGAAGCAGACGTTACCTCAACTACCGAAGCAAGTGGTGTTATTACCGCACTTGTTAAGGCAACAGGTAAGAAGTTCTTTAAGTACGAACTTGTAAAAGGCACTTCTCAATTAGTTGAGAATGTTAATGCAAACGTACAAAACGGAACTATCTTTTATGCTCCAGAATTAACCATAGTATTAAACAAATTACAAGCGAACACAAGAAACGAAATCTTGTTGTTGGCTCAAAACACTTTAGTAGCAGTTGCCAAAGATAACAATAACAAATATTGGTATTTAGGAAAAACAAGAGGCTTAGACCTTACCGCAGGTAGTGCAGGTACAGGTACGGCTGACGGAGACAGAAGCGGTTACACTCTAACCTTTACAGGTGCAGAGCCAGCCCTTGCTCCAGAAGTGAACTCAACTGTGGCAGGTCAATTAACCACCGCAGGTTCTTAGGTTGTTTTGGTTTTGTATATAGATGCCCTCGTCATTAATTTGGCGGGGGTTTTTTATTTTGCAAACAATCGCAATAGTTTATATTTATAGTTGTGATAAGATTAACTAAGGGGCAAACCCAAAATATTATACTTACTTTGACTGAAAAGCAACTTCTTACAAATCCAAACTATTTGTTTGTTTTTGAGAATAGAAGCACCAATACAGAGATAAAGTTTATTAAATTAAACAATACGGACATTAGCGGATATAAAGAAAGGTTCAATGAGTTTAGCATTGTAGTCAATGACTACTTTGATTGCTCTTTAAACGGGCAATATTCCTATTCTGTTTACGAACAAGCAAGTACTACCAATAAAAACCAAACAGGCTTAAACCTGCTTGAAAGTGGCATTATGGAACTTTCAGGCACTACTATATCATACAACGAATACGAAACAACAAGCACATTCACAATTAGACAATAATGGAAATACAAGTATTGACATTTGCGGAAGCAAAGCAACCAGAATATAAAGAGAAAAAAGGCGAAGGGTATATGCAGTATGGTCAAAATAATGACTATCCGCAATATCTATTAGACCTATTTAACAAATCTGCAAAGCACAACGCTATTATTAGAGGCAAGGTAAACTACATTGTCGGCAATGGTTGGGCAGGAGAACAAGCGATTGTTCAAAAAGTAAATAGAGAGGAAACCCTTAATGACCTTACTAAAAAGGTTGCTTTAGATTTAGAACTATTTGGTGGTGCTTATATCCAAGTTATTTGGAGTGTAATGGGCGGTCAAGTTGCTGAGTTATGGCATTGTGATTATACAAAGATTAGAACTAATAAAGACAATACACAGTTTTGGTATAAAGACGATTGGAAAACTACACGCAATCAAGAAAAAGCTGAAATATATAACGCATTTAACCCTGCTAACCCACAAGGTGTGCAGATACTTTATGTAAAGGAATATCGCCCAGGAATGAACGTTTATAGCCTTCCTGGATATTTCGGTGCTTTGAATTACATCGAAAGTGATGTAGAAGTTAGTAAGCACGTTTTAGGTAATGCTCAAACAGGCTTTAGTGCAAGTAAACTTATTACTTTACCAAACGGAGAGCCAAGCCCTGAAGAGAAGCGACTTGTTAGCAGACAGTTTGACAATATGTACACGGGTGCAGACGGCAAGAAGTATTTACTTGCGTTTGTAAACGATTTAACCCGTAAGCCTATTGTTGATGATTTGGGTGCAAGTGATCTAACTAAAGAGGACTTTAGCCGTGTAGATGAGTTAATACAAACTAACATTTTTAGCGGACATCAAATTACAAGTCCTGACTTGTTTGGTATTGCCGTTCCTGGTCAATTAGGGAACAGACAACAGATGCGCGATAGCTACGAAATATTCAATAACACCTATGTACGTTATAAGCAAATGCAGATTGAGGGTGTATTTAATATGCTTGGACAATATGCAGGTGTAACCGAGGAGTTAAAGCTTCAACCAGTAGACCCTATTGGAATTGACTTTAGCGAAAATGTTATTTTACAAGTAGCACCAAAAGAGTGGATATTAGAGAAGTTAGGTATTGACCCTACACAATACGGAATAGTTGCAGAAACCGAGCAGCCAATGGCAGCAAGTCCTTTAAGTGTGAACGAGCATATTAAAGGCTTAAAAGGTCGTGAGTGGCAAAATATGCAGCGCATTATTAGAGATTTTAATAAGGGCAAGATAACAAGGGAACAAGCAAGTTCTATGTTAAAAGGCGGATATGCTTTAAGTGATGACGAAGTTTCTACTTGGTTAGGTGCTGAGGAATTAGAATTTAACGAAACCGATTTTCAGGTTTTCTTTGAGTTCGGAGAAGATAGAAGTGCTTACGAAGTATTTAAAAGCAAATCAAGATTTAGCGATGATGCGGACTTTGAAATGTTTGCGGATGTATCGCAGTTACAATCTAACATCTTAGATTTAATTGTTAAAGACAAGCGTATTACTCCAGAGGTAATTGCTGACACTTTAAAAGAAGATGTAGGTGCGGTTAAGCGTGTTATTGATCTATTAATTGAGAAGGGGTTTATTAAGACAAGCGAAGTAAAGCAAGGTAAAGGCATTGATAGTTACATTATTATCGAAAGGCAATTAACTGCTCCTATTAGTCAAATTGTTGAAGCTATAAAGCCACAAACTACGCAGATATTAATTCGTTATTCTTACGAGTGGAAAGCAGGTTTTAACGATGGCGATTTAGATACAAGCAGACCTTTTTGCAAGTACTTAGTAACCGCTAACAAGTTTTATAGCCGTAGTGAAATAGAACAAATGAGTGCAAGGCTTGGTTATAGCGTATGGGATAGACGAGGCGGTTGGTATACTAAGCCAGGAACAAATACACATTCTCCAAGTTGCAGACACGAGTGGCGCAGCAATATCGTGAAAAGAAAATAAAGAAAATAAGAAATGAGCTTAAACACATTATTCATAAGCGTACAGAATATTAAAGACAGGTCTGGCTTGCACGCTAACGTAGACGAGAAACTTGTATTGCCTGAAATTAAGACCGCACAAGATATCTATATCTTACCTGCGCTTGGTAGTGCTTTGTACAATCGTTTACAAGACGGCATTAATAACTGCACACTAAACCCTGACGAAACAACGTTATTAGATAACTACATAGCAGATACTTTAGTACACTATGTACTTAGTGAGTTGCCAATGGGTTTGTCTTATCAGTTCTACAATAAAGGTTTGTTAAGAAAAAGCGGAGAGAATACCGAGAACCCTTCAATGCAGGATATGATTGACGTGGCGAATAGATATAAAGCAAGAGCGGAGTTCTACAAGCAAAGAATGATTAAATACCTAAAAGAATATTCTACAACTTACCCTGAATACCTTAATCCTGGAAGTGGCATTGATGCAATCCACCCTGAAAACGATGCTTATACAACGAGCATTTGGTTAGGCGATTTTGATTGCTGCGCAGGTAAAAGCTTTGAGGAATTATATCAAGGTAACAGAGGTTGTAGCGACTGTTAAATATGAGCAAAGTAACAACAATAAAAAACCAAAATAAGCTTCGTGTTTATTTAGAAAAAATTAAGAATGAGCCTGACGTTAAACCAAATAGTAAAACAAATAACGACACTCGGAAACGACCACGAACAAATTAACTTTGTTTACTTTGGCGATGTGTGGGAACGTTTGTCTAATGGCGAGGTTACTTACCCTGCTATGTTCTACACTTTAACGGGTGCAACTATAAACGCTAAAAATATTACCTATAATTTTAGCCTTTATTTTATGGACAGAATGTTAATGGAAGAGACAAACGAAACTGAGGTTTTATCTGATATGACTTTAGTCGGTCAAGACATAGTTGCACAATTAAGATACCCTAAAGCAATTTGGGATATTGGCGACACCGCACCATTGACTTACTTTACCGAAAGCGACCCTGACTATCTTGCAGGGGTTAAGATAGATATAACAATGGAATTACCTTACCTAAACGACAGATGCCAAGTACCTTCAATTTACACTTATTAAATTTAAAATATGTCTTGTAGTTCATCAACCGCAGATTTTCGCCCTGCACAATATAATATCCAACTTTGGCGAAACGATAGTTGGGTACAAACTTTTGCCATAACGGCTGAGAATGTACCTGTAAACTTAACGGGTTCTACTATTACTATTCAGGTTCGCAAAACTGCTAACGCTACTGCGATAGATTTAAGCTTATCAACGGGCGGTAATGGTATAACTATTGCAGGTGCAAGTAACAACCAAATTGTTTTAAACAAAGTTGTTAATATTGCAGCAGGAAACTATTTATATGATATGAACGTTACCTTCCCAAGTGGTGTTGTTAAAACATACGTTTGGGGAACTTTTTTAGTACAAGAAGATATAACTAAGATTTAATGAGTACAACAATAACACCTACTGAGCAGAATATAGAAATTAACGTTAATAACGATGTAATTGATATTAATGTTACGAACGAAATAGTAGATGTTAATGCTACTACTCAACAAATAGACATTAATGTTGCAGGTGCTTATCCTTTGCCAAGTTCTGTTACTTCTGTATTTGGTAGAATTGGAGATGTAGTTGCAACCGAGGGCGATTATACTTTAACACAATTAGGCGATGTAACTTTATCAAGTCCATCAAACGGGCAGGTATTAAAATACAACGGCACTGCTTGGGTTAATAGTACTGATTCCGATACGGGTATTACTACACTAAATACTTTAACTGCATTAAGTCAAACTTTTGCAACGGGTACAAGTGGTACTGATTTCAATATTTCAAGTGCAACAAGTACACATACTTTTAATATACCTACTGCTTCGGCTATTAATAGAGGTTTATTATCAAGCACTGATTGGACTACCTTTAACAACAAGCAAGACACTATTACAAATCCAGTAACGGGAACGGGTACGGCAAATACTATCCCTTTATGGAACGCAAGTTCTAACATTACAAATAGTGTAATAACACAAGTTAGTGGCAATATTCGTGTAGGTAGTACAACACAAACAAGCAAGTTAAACGTAGGTGGGGATATTGATTTAAGCGGTGTTTTAAAAAATAACGGAACACAAATTATTAACGTAGGAAGCGGAAGTTTAGCTTTAGGCGATGGAACGGGCAAACTAACTACGAGTGATATAATTGTTAATACAAGTCCATTCACTATTACAATAGGTAGCTCATTTGTTCCTTATGCTTTTACAAACTTTGGCTCTATAACGGGCAGCAGTTTTATTAGAAGCGGTGGCACATCAAGTCAGTTCTTAAAAGCTGACGGAAGCGTGGATAGTACGTCTTATGGCACGGGTTCGGTTACTTCGGTTGCTGCTTTAACAATAGGAACAAGCGGAACGGATATAAGTTCAACTGTTGCAAATAGTACAACAACTCCCGTAATTACTTTAAACGTACCTACGGCAAGTGCTACTAATCGTGGTGCTTTATCAAGTGCAGATTGGACTACTTTTAACAATAAGCAAAACGCTTTAACTAACCCAATAACAGGAACAGGTACAAGTGGACAGGTAGCTTACTTTAATGGTACTTCAAGCATTACAGGGGAGTCTAATTTATTTTGGGATGCTACTAATGATAGGTTAGGAATAGGAACAAATGCTCCTAATCATACACTTCAAGTTTATAGAAACACATCGGCAGGTTATTTGGCTTCATTTAATAGTGGAGCAACATTAAATACAAATGCAAGTCTTACAATTAGAATTGAAAATAGTAATCTACCAAGTATTCAAGCACTCAATGCGGGTGCAGGTGGGTTTAACACATTTGCATTAAATCCATTAGGTGGAAATATTTTAGTAGGAACAACCACAGACGCAGGTTTCCGTCTTGACGTTAATGGTACTGCAAGGGTGCAGGGGACTTTAAATGCAACAGGTTCAACTACCGCTTCATCTGCTATCGCTCGTGGGGCAAACTTTACATCTACATTAGTAGCAGCAGCCAATAATGACGTTCTTGTTGGTCTTGATATAAACCCTACATTCACGAATGGTGCGTTTACAGGAGTAACTAATGCTTCTTTAAGACTTACAGGAGATATGCTTATTCCTACAATGTCTAGTGTAGGAATTAGGGCATTAAATGTAAGGGGTGGTTTAATGTGGTTAGGTAATGTAGGTATTCAAAATTCAGGTACAGGTTCACAAGCATATCAATTTACAACAAATGATACAAGTACGGCAGGAACAATGATTGTTTCTCAAAGAAACTCAAGTTCTACCGCTACTACTTTACAAATTCAACAACTTGGTACAGGATTAGCTTTAC